GTGGTGGCGGAGCGCAACTTCGGCGGGGACATGGTAGAGAGCACGCTCCGCACAGCCGACCGAAACCTGCCGGTGGAGGTCATCAATGCCAGCCGCGGGAAGCAGCAGCGCGCTGAGCCGGTGGCCGCGCTATATGAGCAGGGCAAGGTGAGCCATGCGGGGCGCTTCGACAAGCTGGAAACGCAGATGACCACCTGGGACCCGGCTGACAGTGACGAATCGCCCGACCGGGTGGATGCTTTGGTGTGGGCGCTGACGGAGTTGATGCTCAGAGAGCAAGCCGATCCCTCAGCCAGCGCGACAAGCAGCGCCCGTGGCCCCGCACAGGCCCGCCAAAGCCGGCGCCAGCTCGTTCGCAACCGATAACGCTCGTCCTATGCCCGACACGCTTCCCGTCCCCGACTCACTGCCGAAAAAAGACCGCCAGCGCGTCAGGCAGGTGAATCGCAATATTCGTATCCGGAGCGCCTATCCCGAGCTTCGTGACAAGCACGGCCGACGTAAGGCATTTCGGCAGCTGGCCCAGAGGCACAACCTAGAGCCGGCGACGATCAAGGCAATCGTGTATAAGCAGCGCTGATACACAAGATGTATCGCAACGCCCTAGGCCTCCCCGCGGTTTGGTTGGTGAGATGTTTTCTGCTGAATGGGTCCCCGCGCTATGCCCTGGTCGAAAGTAGACGGCTCGGAGGTTGAGGCGTGCAAGACTAGTCAGGTTGCTGTCGTGAAGGACGGCGACGGCAGCGTGGAAGGGTGCCACGACAGCAACGAAGACGCAGACGCCCAGCTTGCTGCCTTGCGCGCGACGAAAGAAATGGCCGATATTGACGACTTATCGGTTGGCGACAAGGTTGAGTGGTCGTCGCAGGGGGACCGTACTGCTCGCGGCGTGGTCACACAGGTTAACACGGAAAGCGAGCTTGATGTCCCTGACAGCGACTTCACGCTTAATCCTCCGGCGGTGCTCATTCGCGTCATGGAACCGACGGCCGAGGGGCACCGCCCGACGGGCGATACGGTAGGGCACAAACCCGATACGCTTTCTTCAATTGACTTCGAGGTGGCGGACGACGTGGAGATGGCCGACGTAGCGTTCGCTGACCTGGGGGAGCGCCTGCTCGCCCGTGCCGGCACGACCATCAGCGGACAAGAGCTGACCGAAGGCGACCTTCGGGACATTGCCTCGACGTTCAATGACGTAGGGCGGGCGCCACTGACGTTTGGGCATCCCTCTTCGCAGGAGGCGCCGAAAGCCGGGAATGTCACCAGCGTCCGCGTGTCGCAAGACGGGAAGCGCCTGTATGGGCGGATGAAGCCCCTCGACGACGTGGCCGAGCTCGTAGGCCGCGGCTTCTACGACGACCGGTCGGTCGGGGTGGGCTATTCGGATGATGGGTCGGCCTACCTGCATCACGTGGCCCTGCTCGGGGGCGTGCCGCCGGAGATCAAAGACATGCCGTCCCTCTCCGGCCTTGAGTTTAGCGCCGGCGAGGAGGTAGCGACGCAGCGTTACGCCGACACGCCGCTGACGAGTCTGCTGCGCCCGCTGGCCCGCCGCGCAGTGGCCCAGGAGGAGGAGCTCGGGGGGCTGATGGACCTGTACGGGCGCATTGGCGAGGAAGCCGGCCGGTCCAAAAGCGCCATTGCGAACGTCTTTGCTGGCGTCACGTCCGGCGAAGGGTTGAGCGAAGACGTTTTTGAAGCGATCGCGGAACACCTTCCAGTCACGACCGACACCATCATGGCCCTCACGGGCCGCACTGACACCACCCAAGATTCCGATACTACGATGTCAGATTCCAACGACGAGCCCACACGCGAGGAGCTTCAAAGCCGCATCGACCAGCTCGAAAAGAGGCTCGACGAGTCTTCGACCACGGACTTTTCCGACTCCGAGGTCTATCAGGAGATGAACCGGGAGCTCACGCGCCTGCGTGAGCAGACCCGTGAGTCGGAAGTGGAGTCCGTCCGGAGCGCCGCGGAGGGCAAGATGCCCGCCGAGGCCGTCGATGCCTTCGCCGACGTCGCCCGTAGCCTCCCCGACAGCGTGGAGACACGCGCCTTTGCGGACGACGACGAAGAGGAGGAGGTGAGCCCGCGGCGGCGTCTCGCAGGTGCCCTTCGCCAGCTCCCCGAGCAGGTCGAAAGTGGCCGCCTTGATCTGTCGGACGTCGAGAGCAATGGCGAAGACAAGAAAGACCTCGCTGGCGAGATGTAATGAGGCCATTTGGGCCCTTGGAGGCACACCGCACTGACACTCACTGACCACGACCCGTCATGTCTAGCTTTATTACCGCCTCGCACTCGTTCGACGAAGCCGGTCTCGTGCCCGGGCACGACCTACCGACCGTCGTCAAAAGCGCTGAGTTTAGTAGCGGCCTCTCTAAGGAGATTGAGCCAGGCACTCTGCTCAAGCTCAACACCGGCACCTACGAGCCCTGGATTCAGGGCACCGACGCGGAGGCCGATATCGAAGGCGTCTATCTCGGGGCGTCCCCGCTGGACACGACGTCGCGGACGAGTGGCCCGGTGCTTCGGTTCGGCCCCGTAACGCAGGGGCAGCTTGTGTCGTGGACCGCCGCGAACGGCTCTTCGACGGCGGCGCCGACTGACGCCGCGCTCGTGGCGCTTGAAAACAACGCGCCGTCGATCTTTGCCATCGAGCCGACCGTCAACCAGACGTAGAGTTCGGCACCTTTAGGCGTACCGGAGGCTCCTCAATTGCTTCACACTGACATACCTGCTTGGCTATGCCACTGCAACAGATCGACCTCACGCAGATTCAGCAGCTGTTCAAGCCGGAGAATGTGGCACGTGTCATCCGTGACACGGAGACCCACGGCACGCAGACGCTGGACCGCTATTATCCGCCCTCCACCCGCGAAACTTGGGATCAGATCCTCGTTCCGGTCGAGGAGATCACCGACATCACCCGCGCGGCGGGCCTCTCGATCCGCGGCGGGTCTTCTCACGGCATCGGCGGCGAGAGTCAGAATTACGACTACATCGAGCCCCAGCCGCTAAAGCCGACCGACGGCATGAGCGCGGTCGAGTACGAGAACGCTGCGCAGGTTGGGGCCGAAAGCGTCCAGGACTTGGCCGACCGCAAGATTGCCCGCATTCTGGAGACCCACCGCAAGACGGCTGAGGGCATGGCGGCGACCAGCCTGACTGGCACGCTGACGTGGCCGATCTTCGACAACGCGGGCAACGTGATCGACACGTTCGATGTCAACTACGGCTCGCTGCAGAGCTACACTGTGTCTGCCGCCTGGACGTCGTCTGCAACTACGCTCGCGACGGTCTACGACGACCTCAAAGAGATGCGGCGCGTCCTTGAGCGGGCCGGATACGCCGGCAACCGCGTCTCGATCGGGTCCAATGCCTTCGGCTCAATCTTAGACAAGGTCAACGGCCTGTCCAACGACACCAGGATGACCGCGCGCCTGCGGGACGACGGCGGCATTCAGCTTGGCGAGTTCACTCTCGTCGACATGGCGGGGCAGTATTACGACCCCGACGCCGACACATACCAGGACGTCCTTGGCGGCAACGAGCTGCTTATGGACGACCAGAACGCCCCGTGGACGCACCTGTGGGTGCGGCTGGACAACTTCAAGATGAACCAGCAGTTCGGGCGCGACTCGATGCAGGGCATGCCGATCGGCGTCGTGGCCGAGGTCAGCGAAGACGGGGAGCAGATTCAGCTGTTCTCCCAAAGCAAGCCCCTCGCCATTCCGCCGGTGAACGCGATGCTGCGGACAGACGTCACCAGCCCGTAATCGCCATCCCTGCCTAGTAGCACGTAACCATGGGTATTCAGGCAGACGACTTCAAGAGCGAGATTCCTGGCTACCTAGTGTCGCGCGTGGAGTCCGACCAGCCAAGCGCTTTTGAGGATGCAGCGCGCAAGGCCAGCCTGTGGATGCGAGCCCGCGAGGCGGATAGCGGGCTCACGGACGTCGACCTGGCGAAGGCCGATAGTCAGGTACTTCGGGAAGCGACCATCGAGCGGGCGAAGTACGAACTCTACTCGATGATTGAGACCGAAGACGTTGCGGCCGACAAGAAGGAAAATTCGATGCAGCTGGCCGACGCGGTGCTGGACAAATACGACGACGAGCCCGACAACCCTCAGCCGGCCGCATCGGCGACCGAAGCCCCGAAGCCTGGCTGGATGGGTGGGTTTGAGGGGCGCCGCAACCCCGAACGGGACGGGAAGCGGCGCATACCCGGCTCGCCCGGGTGATCTTGCTCGATTGAGCACCTTGTTCTTTTCATACTGAGAAGCCAGCCCTCACGGGCCTCCTGACATGGCCGGCATCGGCGCGGAGTTTGACAGCCCCGAGCGGTTTCAGCGGTTTCTCCGCGAGGCGAAAGGTCACGCGGCGGAAGCGGAGGGCCTCATGGACCGGCTCGGCGGGACGCTCCTCTCGCAGACCATCCGGCGCATCAAGCGCGATGACCTTGGGGAGAGCAACGCCCCCGTGACAGAGGAGGTGAAACAAGGTTCTACGCCCCTCCAAGATACGGGCGCGTTTCAGCAGTCGATCCGCTACGTGGCCGCCGATGAGGGCGTGACGGTCGGCTCGCCCCTCAGCTACGCGCCCCCGCTGCAAACCGGCGCGGAGATTGAGCCGAAGCAGGCCGAGAAGCTCGCCTTTCCAGCGTCTGCGAAGACGCGCACGCTGCAGCGCCGCTACGGGTTCGACTTCGAGCGGCTCATCAGCGGAATGAGGGAGGATGGCTGGAGCGTGTGGTTCATGGAGAATGCGGTCATGGCCGAAAATCCCCAGAGCAACGACGACCCGTTCCCGCTTCTCATCCGCAAAGACGAGGTGACGATCCCGGCCTACAAGCCGTTTAGAATTGAGGAGGAAGACGAAGCCGACATTCGCGGCGTCATCCGGGCCTGGATCAACGACATCGGATAGCCGACCGAATACCATAGACGCTTTGTATGAGCCACGAGGTCCCCGGCGAGTTTGCACTTGGGAAGGAGCTTCTGGCCGCCCCCAAGGCGGCGGTGGCCGCCCTGGAAGAGAAGACGGGCGTCCAGACCGAGCTCGGCCCTCGCCCCAGCGAAGGGCGCGGCGTGCGGCTCTACGTGCGGCCGCAGAGCCCGATCATTGAGCGGGCGCGGGAGTCGGGCTTTGGCGACCAACGCCTCTACCGCGTCGTCTACGACACGACGCTTCGGCTCGTGGGCCGCGGGAGCCTTAGTGGGGAGAGCTTCTACGCTGAGGCCGTGCAGGCGCATTTTCGGACAAATGTGGCGCTGGAGCGGCCCTTCGAGGTCGACGCCACCGAGGCGCTCCCCAACGACCGGCTGCCGGCCGACCGCCCAGCGTCGGAGCCAAGCTACCCGCCGATCATCGTCGACGGGGAAGAGCAGGGGGCCGGCGCGTTTTTCGAGGAGCGTCCCGGGAGCGGAGACTACATCTACCGGAAGGACTGGCTTCTGAGCTTACGCTTTGACCGGACAGTTACCGAAGACGCGGTCGAGCAGTTGTACGAGGCGGGTGGGAGCCTCATCACCGTTGATGTTCGCTAACAAACTGAACTGTGCTCGCCATGGGAAAACCCGATCAAGAGCTCGTTGATGCCGCGAAGGAGGCAGGCGTGCTCACAAACAAAGGCCCTCACTATTACGATGAAGACGGCGACCATGTGGGGCAGGGCGTTAGCGCGGCGTCCGAGTACCTGCGAGATACCGGCTTTTCGCCTGAAACTGAGACGAAAGACGACGAAACTGAGCCGAAAAACGGCGACACTGAGTTGCAGGCCGACGAAGACAAGTACGACGCGAACGCCTACCGCTACACGGGTGAGGGCCGAGCAACCTTTCGGCGCGAGAGACGGGCGGATGGGTTTCTGTACCCTGGCGGCGTTTACCGCGAGCTGCCCACCGAGCAAGAGGACATCCAACAGATGATCGACGACGGGACCCTCGTGCCCGCCGCGTAACGACCGACCCGTTTGCTTTTAAACCAGACACGCTTGAGCCATGCCGCACGGCGTCACGATTACGGAAACGTCCACGAAGGTCTTTGCCATTCCGGAGAGCCCCTCCGCCATTCCGTTTATCGTCGGGACGGCCCCGAAGGGCACGACCAATGAAATCGAGGAGTTCGGATCGTTTCAGGAGGCGGCCAATGTCTTCGGGCAGCGCCGACAGCAAGACGACCCCTACGACTGGACGCTTCTCCGTTTCTTTGAGCTCTTCTTCCAGACGTACGGCGTCCAGCCGGCCTTCGCCGTCAACGTCGTGGACCCGTCGAGCGACACGGCGAGCGTGACCGCCGAGTCGCAGACATTCAGTGATAACACACTGCGGACGGACAACGCGCACATTTCAAATGTGACCGTTACCGGAACTGGCGGGTCCCCCTCATATAGCCAGGGCAGCGACTACGAGGTGGACCTCGACAAGGGCCTCTTTACCCGCGTGGATGGCGGGGGCATCAACGCGGGGGACACGATCGAGATCGACTACGACTACGTCGACCCGACCGTGGCGGCCGCCTCCGACATCGTCGGCGGCGTCGGCGGCAGCGGCCAGCGAACCGGGCTGGAGCTCGTCGAAGAGGTGCTTCCCACCTTCGGCGAAACGGTCAACCTGATTCTTGCTCCGGGCTTCTCCCAAGAGCAGTCTGTCGCCTCCGCGATCGAGAGCAAAGCGGAGGGGTACTCGGGCGGCTTTCAGGCGTTTGGCTTGATCGACATCGATTCGAGCGACTCGAATTACGACGAGGTGTCCGAGGCTGTGTCCGAGAAGGGCAACCTGACGACCAGTCCCAACGCGGCGGTTTTCTGGCCGCGGGTCACGGCCGGGGACATCACCGACTTCCTCAGCGCCCACGCGGCTGGCGTGATCGCCGAGACCGACCAGGGGAGAGGCGGCGGCCTACCGTATGTCTCGCCCTCAAACAAGTCGCTGAACGTCGACGGCACGGAGGTCGTCGTGACGCGCAACGAGGCGCAAACGCTGTCGGACAACGGTCTTGTGACGGCGTTTCGCCGCGGGGCTGGAAGCGGCTTTGCCCTCTGGAACAACAATACGGCCACCTTCCCGACGACCACCGACGTGAAGGACCGCTTCATATCGACGAGCCGCATGGCGACCCATCTCGGCAACGTCTTGAAGGAGGCAGTTTTCCAGAAGGTCGATGAGCCGACGAACCGGCGCCTAATCGCCGCCGTCGTGTCGAGCGTAAATCAGCTGCTGAACGGCTGGGAGGCAGAGGGCGCCCTTGTCGGCAACGCTCGGGTCGCGTTCCTGGAGGGGGACAACTCGACGCAGGCTCTGCTGAACGGCGAGATTACCTTCCGGGTCTTCTACGCGGCGCCGACGCCCGCTCAAGACATTGAGATGAAGCTCACTGTTGACGTCGACCAGTACGACGCGCTCTTCGCGTAGGCCTTTTGAGGTCCGCCTGCGCCACGCACCACACGCTCTTCGATACCACACGCCTAGATTGCCATGCCCACGACGCCTGCTACCATTGCCGACGGGACCGTCTTTGCTGACGGCACGCTACTTACGGCCGTCGAGTCGGTCGACCTGCCCGACGTTGAACAACTGACCGAAACGCTCTCCCACCTCGGGCAGGCCGGGGAGGTCGAGGTCCCCTCCGCGCACGTATCCCTTGGGACGGCCACAATCAACTTCGGCAGCTACACAGAGGACATTCGCCTGTTTACGCCGCAGCAGGCCGTGCAGCTAGAGGTGCGCTTCTCGATTAACGACGTCACCAACGACGGCGTACAGGAATTCCCACGCACCGTCTCGATGCGCGTCCTGCGGCAGACGATGAGCAATGACACCTTGGAGCGGCAGCGCGACGAGGGGCCAGAGCTTGAAGTGGCGGTTCACTACCTCGAAGACCAGATCAACGGTGAGCTTGTGACCGAGATCGATCCCGTCAACCGCACCTTTGTGTGGGAAGGCGAGGACCTGCTGGCCGGGCGAAAAACAAACCTCGGCCTCTAATCGCCCCCTGACAGCTTGACGCAGTGGCGGGGGCTTCATCGACTACGAACGAATCGGTACAACCATGGAGGCATCAAACCCAACAACCGACAACGACGCGGCACCTTCTTCCGACACGCCTACCGGAAACAGCTCAGATGAGGACTACTGGAAGGTCGTTGACCTGCCGAGCGGGCGCACCGCGCAAATTGTAGAGGGCACTGCGAATACGCACTTCAAGGCCCAGAAAGCTGCGTTCAACGGCGGGTCGATGGACCCGGCCGAGTATCAGAAGGTGCTCATGCTTCAGCTCGTCAAGATCGACGGGGAGCACCTGAGCAAAGGCCAGCTGGAGAACCTCAAAATGCCGGAGTTCTTTGCGATCCAAAGCGCCCTGGACGACTTGACGGGGAGCCCTATCTGAGCCGGCGGGCGTTCCTCTCATTTTGTCGCTTCACGCGGCAGAGTTTGCGAGAGACCCTGGCGATGCCCGTCACTGAGTACCTTGCGTGGGCAGAGGAGGCGTTCACGATGATGGACGAGCGCCGAGAGGAGATGAAGGAGGCAGGCCCCTCGACGTAACGACCTTTGGCCCTGCCGGCCCTGCGTGCTGCCTCCCACGCTGCCGGCCGGGCCTTTTTTCTGTAGACACTCGCGCCACTCGATATGGCCGTTCCGGGAGAACAGTTTTTCAAGGCGGGCCTGTCGCTCTTCCTCGACGACAATATGACGTCGGACCTCCAGCAGGCGGCTGCCCAGACGGAGGCGGCTACTGAGTCGATGGAGGACAGTGCCCAGGACGTAAGCCAGTCCACCGCGGGCATGAGCGCGGCAGCGGCCTCCACGTCCACGATGGCGTCTCAGGCCGCGATTACGGCCGAACGAGTCGATGCCCTGTCCGACCGGATGAATTCGCTGGGCAGCAGCTACCGGTCGGTGGGGCGCTCGGCGGTGGAGGCATCCGAGCGCATGGCGATTGCGAGCGGGGCCGTCTTGACTCCACTGGCCGGGGCAGTCTTGCAGGCGGCCCGCTTTGAAAGCGCCTTGGTGGAGGTCCAGAAGGTCGGCAGTGAAGCCCTTGCCGAAGGGTTGGCCCGGCCCTTGGAGCGAATGTCAATGCGTATCCCACTTGCCTCCACTGAACTGGTCGGGCTTGCGGCCGACGCGAGCCGCTTCGGCGTCACCGGCGAGGACAACATTCTCCGTTTCGTTGAGGCGACGGCGAAGATGTCGACGGCGACGCAGCTCTCAACCGACGAGGCAGGGCAAGCGTTTGCAAAGCTGGCGGCACTGACCAACACGCCCATCTCGCAAGTCGAGAACCTCGGCTCGGCAATCAACGCGCTCTCGAACAATTTCGCGACTGACTCGCAGGAGATCGTCGACTCAATGCTGCGGTCGTCTGGAGCATTGCGTCAGCTGAACATCAGCGGGCAGCAGGCGGCAGCCCTATCGGCGTCGCTCAACGAGGTGTCAGCGAGTGCGGAGCGGGCCGGCACGCGGCTGGTCCGCCTCGTGTCGGAAATTCAGACGCCAGACACGGTGAAGGAGTTATCGAGCCTCATGGGCGTCACGGTGCAGCAGTTCCGGTCGATGCGGGAGAACAGCCCGACGGGCCTGATGCTCCGTCTTGCAGAGATGATGCGATCCGGGAGTCAGGCGGGGCGGCAGCTCCGGGCCACCCTTTCGGAGACGTCTACCAAAACGCTCGTGCGCCTCGGGCAAAACATGGACCGCGTACGGAAGGCGGTGGGCCTCAGCAACGAAGCATTCAATGAGAATACCAGCCTGCAGCGGGAGTTTCAGGCTGCCCTTGGAACGACGGCGAAGCAGGCACGCCTTGCGTGGAATCAAATCCAAAACACCGCGCGACTCCTTGGCCGGGAGCTGCTTCCGGCGGTGAAAGCCGGGATTCAGGACGTGCGCGACTTCCTTGGGCCGCTGAACACATGGATTCGCACGAATAGCCAGCTCGCAAAACAAATCGCGCTTACGACGGCGGTCGTGGGCGGGCTCGGGCTTGCCCTGGCGGGTGTAACGGCCACGTTTGGATTTATGGCGCAGGGCATTGGCCTGGCCCTAAGTGCTTTCGGGAGCTTCTTGGGCCTTTTCACAGGCGGTGGTGTCGTGGCGGGCGCGCTAACGT